CATTGACCCACTCTGGATATTTCACCTTGACACCGATGACACGGCACAGATTGCAGCTTTCAAAACAAAAATGGACGCTGGCCGAGCCAACGGTGAATGTATGTATATTCCTAAAGGTGCAGTTGTCCCCGAATTGGTCACAACAGCAGCCAACGCCAGTTTAAACCCTGTTAATTGGATAAACCAACTTAACGACTACTTTTTTCAGGCTGTGAATGTTCCTCAGATAATAGTAGGTAACGCCAAAGAGTTCACAGACGCCTCTGGAAAAATCGTGTATTTATCTTATGAGCAGTCTGTTAAAGGCGAGCAGTTATACATTGAGGAACAGGTATTAGGACAGCTCAATATTGAGATTAATTTAAACTTCCCAGCTAGTTTACAGAACGAGCTGATAAGTGACGAACAGAAACAACCTGATATGCAGGCTTCCCAAGAGTCTGACACTACAGCGGAATTGGAGGGGAAAGAATAATGGACCAAATAATACATTCAATCAATGCAGTCGGCTTTCCTATTGTGGCGTTTCTCTTGATATTTTGGCAAGGAAACACAATAATCAGAGCAAACACAAAGGCTATCAACAATTTAGCCGCAACAATGATAAGAAAATAAAATGGCAAGAAAAATAAGCAGCTATGAAAAGAAAGGCAGATATTCAAAACCTGCAAATACTGCAAGGAAAAAGAAATATTCCTCTGGCGGTAGTTCCACTCCCAGCTACACCTCGAGCAAAAATAAACAAAGCCAGTCCTTATCTACTGGAACATCAGAACGGGACGATTATAAACAACAGGCAAAACTCAAAGCTATCTCTGCAAGCAAAAAGACAGCAGTTTCACAATTCACAGGTGGGACTGGTATTGTGTCAGAAACCAAAAGACCCAAAAATAAATTGCAACAGATAGCAAGCGAATTTAAAGGCGGTGTCCTGGGTAAGTTTGACCCTGCAGGCAGAGATTTTGAGACAGAATCAATGGCTACAAAGACTGGTGCTTTGGCTGGCATTGTTGGAGAAGCAGGATTTAACAGAGCATTTTCAGCATTGAGAAAAGTCAGCACAGCCCTTGCAGCTAAAGTTTTAAGTGGGGGTGGAATTGAAACTTTAAATGTTATTGGGAAAGGTATCAGATACAATGTAGCTAAGGGGGCAGAGGAAGCATATATAAAAACAGCTCAGGTTGTAGAAGTCCCAATCAATACAAAAACAGTTAGAACAACTGGAAAGATATTATCAAAGAAATTTAGTGATAAAGCCATGGCGGCTTGTGGTGGTTGGGCTGGGGCAGTATTTCTTGGCAAATGGGGACAGGCAGAAGCCAAAGAGCCTCTAGATATAACAATGGGACAATATTTAATACCCAACGCAATCCAAACTGGTGACTGGTCAATGGTGCATGAAGCAAAAGACGCTAGAAATGAATTGCTTGATTTATCATGGTGGGAAAAAGTGGCTTTATGGTCTCCTATAAGCCCTGCGGTTGGAATCCCAATGAAAATAAAAGGGGCGATTAAAGCAGCACAATTTCAAGACAGATTAATAGAAGATTTACAATATCAGGAAGAGAATGGAGAATCAACCGAAGATATGTATACAAGGATTCGTATTGAAAAAGAAGAACGAAAAATCGTAGAAAGAATTGACGATAAGGCATATTATGATAATATTGAGGAACAGAAGCAAGCAGCCAAGCTCGCAGAGCGAGCGGCAGATGAAGCTTACTGGGACGACATTCTTAACAATAAGGAGACCAACCAAAGACAGAAAGACACAGCAGATGACGATTACTGGACTGAATACTACAAAGCCCTTGCTAAATACAGGGAAGATTCCACGCCCAGTAATCTAAAATTCGGCTTGTTGTAAGTAGGAGGAGAAATGCAAAAAATAAGCAATATAGATTTAATTGACGAGCTACACAGACGGATGCACGGAAAAAAGGCCGTGCCTCAGCAGAAAGATGTAGCCTTGGAACAAGAAACAAAAGACAACCAGCAGACAATAGCAAAACAATATGCAGCGGTCTGCTCTGACTGCGGTGCAGACACCCTAGTGCCTTTCAAACCTGATATGAGCAGAGCTGTCTATTGCCTTGACTGCTTCAAAAAGAGGAATTAATGAAAATGACAGAAGATAAGAAAGCGGAAGAACCGGAAGAACAGCCAACAGAGGAGGGCGAAGCTCTTGAAAGCAAAACTGCTAGTGCTTTGATTGACAAAGCAAACAAAGCAGCGGAAAGGTTAGAGGAAGCTAACAAGACCTTATCAGGCTTGCTCGAGGAACAACGCCTCATGAAAGTTGAGCAAACAATGGGCGGTCAAGCCAAAGCAGGCTCACAGAAAAAGACGAAAGAAGAAACTGACAAGGACAATGCGCGGGCTATGCTAGAGGGCACAGGCTACGAAACCATGTTTGACGAGCCTGACCCGACGAAGAAATAAAAACATTAATATAGGAGTTGTCCTAGAAACAACTCCAAGGTGATGTTTTTATGGCAGATGAAGCAATAATTGTCGAACTTCTTGGTAACAAGGGCGACCCAATACGATATACTTGTGCTGACGGGACAGCTATCCCAAAAGGTTCTATAATGGAACTGACAAGCCCAAGAACTGCTAAAGTGGCTAGTGCAGTTGATACCCCAATAGTCGGGATAGCAGCTTCTGAGAAAGTTGCAAGTGACGGTCAGACTTCTATTGCTTGTTATACAAATTGCATAGTTCAACTCAAATGTGCAACTACACAGTGCGAGATTGGCGACCAGGTAAGTCTAGCCGCAGCAGACAACACAGTAGCATTGATGACTACACTTGATATGGAGAAAGGCTGGACAGTAGGCACAGCATTGGAGACAATCGGAGTTGGAAATACTGGCATGGTGAGGATATTAAAATAAAATGGCAGATTCAACAGGAGAGCAGGACTTAAGAGCTGAAAACTTTAGCCGAATCGTTAAAGGTTTCGCTTTACAACAATACAAGATGAAACAGCTTTGCATGATTGAGAGCAGCAACGCTTGGACTGAGACATACTACGCAGAAACCGCAGCAGACCTTGTCGGAAAAGACACAACTGCAAGCGGAACTGTTGCAGGTGTCCCTCGACTAGCAAACTTCCCATATGGTGAAGTTACCTGGACAAAGACCTCAGGACGCAACCTCAAATACGGAATGGAGGGTGTATTATCCTGGGAAGATGTCAAGACTAACAATGTTCCAATGATTGCAAGGACACTATTAAGAATCGCAAGGTCAGTCGCAAAGTCTGTAGATGACACCATCGCAGCTGCTGTTGTTGCAAGTGCTGGAAATACAGAGACAGCAAACGCAACATGGGACAACGCAGTTATAGCAGACAGAGACCCAATACAAGACATACTTGACGCCAAAGCTTTCATAGAGGTTGATAATTACAATCCAAACACAAACGGCTTCTTACTTGTTAATCCAACAAACTACGCTGAATTGTTAGGGAACGCTAATGTTAGGAACGCTGGACAGTTTTATACAGACTCAGTCACCAAGAATGGTGTAGTTGGGCGACTGCTCGGCTTAACTGTTATATCCAGCAACTCTGTCACATTAGGCGGTGCTCAGGTTGTTATTGCTCGAGAAGCTATGACATGGAAAAGTGTTGTCGGCTTGACTGTTAAGACAATTGAGGACGCAGGTATCAAATTCACAATCAGAGCCTGGGAAGTCGGACAGATACAGGTTGTAAATAGTGACGCAATCTGCAAGATTACGGGTGTATAAATGGCAGCTGGAACAGTTACTGTGCATGGGCCCTATCCCATAGACGGGACAGGAGTCGCAACAGCTTTGAGTGCTGCAGGTGGGGCAGTTGTAAAGAATATTACATCATGGCAAGACGCAGGCAACAGACAAGTTTGGTTTGCAGTCTGCACGGAGGCATAAATGTCAAAAATGAATCGGAAGAAAGAGTATGACCGCTTAGTGGCTAACGATAAGATTGGAAAAAAGCCTGGTCTAGCACAAGACGACGGGGCTTTAACCAAAGAGTTTGGTCAGCCAAGCATTGAGAAAGAGAAAAAGAAAAATGTCGGAAAGTAACCAAGAAGTAATTGACAGCCTTGCTGTCAGAGATATATTGGCAATCAAGAACGGCAAACTTAAGGTAGTTGATTCCTTGACAGCTAACGCAACGGCAAATGTATCAATAACAAATATTGCCCCTGCTGCTGTCACGACCGCCACAATTTCAGCCTGGCTTGAGATTGATGTCGCAGGAACAAAATATTATATACCTTGCTGGACATAGAAACAGAAAATGGTAGGACTAACGAACGCATTTAAACCAGTCACAAGCACAAAAGCAACGCCTAAAGGCAACGCTGGCTATGACAACCCGAGAGAGAATATTGACCCTCATGTCAAGACTCAAGCATTTTCTACTAAAGAAATAACATTATCAGACGGCTCTGCTGCTGGCTTTGTAATGAATGACGCAGCTGGTGTATTGTCAGGCGGCAACGCTGGGGGCGGTGGGGCTATGACTAGCCCATTCGATTTTCTCATGGACGATAATGTAGCGGATGTATTTGTCATCAGAGAGGGATTAAATCATTATATGTGTATTCAGACCACAAACGGCTCTGAATCTGTTGTGTTCGGTTGTGGCGCTGTCCCAAGTATATTAACTATAACGACTGCAAAGGTATCGGTGGGCGTAGATTTAGATATAACTGGCGACATCATTGTAAGCGGCACAGTTGACGGTATTGATATTGCAGGTATGTCTGCCTTAGTTACAGCTAACAGCTTAAAAGACACAAATGTAACTACAAATCTATCTGCAGGAACACGCACCCCTACAACAATTGGTGTTAATTCAAGCGACGGAACAAATGCTACACTTGTTGAAGCAGACACAACCAACGCTGGGATACTAGGCTCAGACAAATGGGACGAGATTGTTGCAAACTCCTCTCATAGAGCAGACAACACTCAGGCACATTCAGACTATTTATTGAATAGCGGGACTGACATTGCTGTCGGCCCACTAACAATAACGGCTGACAATAGCACAGCTGACCAAGCCTATGTGCCAATGGTATTATACAACACAGACGCAACCCCACCAGCAGCAAGCGGATTCCCTGTCGGGACTCTCTATGTCCAATACACAGCTTAAAAATGCAACACATGACAAGAAAAGGATGGGAACAACGATTAGAATGTATGAGAAATCATCCAAGAGTTGACCCTAAAAAATTAAAAAGAGTTGAGAAAATATATGGGATACTTATTCGGTTACGAAGGATTTGAAAACGGAAACAAGGGAACTTTTGACCAAGAGCAAACTTGGGGCGGGGGAACTCTTTCTTATGATTCAGGCTCATTAATAGATGGAACGTATACCTTAAAGAGTTCTATGAGTGCAGAAGGGGAAGGAACTGTTAAAGAAGATTTAGGTGCAAGTTATGAGACTCTCTTTATTCAATTTAAAATACACTTACCAAGTGGATGGTCTTTTGATACTGGAACATACTTCGGGATTATGGATGTGTTGGATTCAAGTAATAATAATTTGATTGGGTTCAGTATAGAGGATTGGAACGGATATTATGAGATGACTTCATGGAGTTCAGAAACAGAAGATTGGAGAGATATAGGGGAAAGTGTCGCTGTTAATAATACTTACAAAATAGAGGTCAAACTTGTAAAAAAAGCAAGTGGGGGAGAAATTAAAATATGGGTAAATAACGATACAGAAGGAAGCCCAGATTATAGTTTTAGTGGTGATGTTGGTGACACAGATATAGATAAAATATTAATAGGAAATGCTTATTCAGATGGCAGTCACGACCCAGTTTATTATGATAGTGTCATTATATCACAAACATTTATAGGGGCAAGAGCTATAGTCACACAGATAAATATAGGCGACGACTGGAAAGAGATTGAGGGGATGAAAATCAATATTGGCGATGTCTGGAAAACAGTTGAGGGCTTACAGGTCAATATAGGGGATGATTGGAAAACAGTATTTTAAAAACGAGGTGATTAAAATAGAAACAGAAAAAGAAATTGTGAAGATACGAACATTGAAAGGGCGAATCATCACCCTGACAATAATCAAGACAACAGACACGCACATTCTAGGCGATGACAAATTTGGCAAGCCAACAATACTAGCAATAAAAGATATAGATTCTATGTTACCAATCTCGGGTGATGACCTATGAATAAACTTTCCGTTGCAACTCGTAGTGGGGTATTATCCAAAAAATCACAATCAATAATAAAATGTATGCAGTCCTATCCTGAGGGTATCACTCCCAAGAAAATCAGCCTCTTAACCTCTATAAATGTTAATACCGTAAAATCAATAATTCCAAAATTGGCAGACATTCAGAAAATCGGGAGAGGCTTCTACAAAGTTTATAATGGGGGGGACGGTGCGTTATCCTCAACTCCCGACGCCTTACTCGATTGGAACTTCCATAACTGCATTATGTCGTGTCAAATCCCTCATAAATATTTTGGAAACTTCCAACCAGTGAAAAAAACAATAAATTTAAACTTAATCATCGTAGAGTTCCGTATTAGCCAAAAGGGACGGGTGACGCTTCGGGTTGCTACTGACTACCCCTTAAATGTCTCCTCTATCTGTTTGGTGTACGGTTTGCTCTGCGAATTACTAACGGAACACGCATATAACCCCTTCCCTCAACCTGAGGTGTTTATTAGGACTATTGAGTTCAATAAAGACTATTCTAACCTCCGTTTGGATGGACTAAACTGTATAACTGTTGATAACTTAGTTGAACAATTTAAATTATATCAGAAGAAACGGGGCTTGCGGATTGAGCATAAAACCAAAGTTCCATTGACTGTTGAGAATATTGTAGATATGCTTAGCAGCAACGGGATTAATGTTGAGCACACCATCAAGCTAGCTGACCAGAAGAAACAGCTTGACCGCCTGACGACTGCTACTCGTGCTAATACTCATATGCTGTATAAACTCATTGACAACTTAGAGGTGAAAGAGTGATGGTAAAGTTTATGTTTGAGATTAGTAATTGTATAAAAGTTGTAACAGAATCAGATAATAAAGAAGATGCAAGAATGAAAATTGTAGAGAATGCTGATGTTTATGCACATCGTATGGTAGATGGTTCTTGTTGTATTTCAGATGGTGTTGAGATAACAGAGGTAGAATGAATAGACAGTTTACATATTGCAAGTTAGGTGAAAGAGTGAGAATGAATAGACAGTTTACATACTGCAAGTTTTGCGGTCAGCTCTACTTCCTTGCTGAAAGATACTGTCCATTCTGCGGATTGGACCTTGACGGGGTGTTGAAAAGTGAGCATTGATAAACTAGGTCGCGTCATGTGGCGACTAAGAAGAAATAACCCCAACAATTATAGACCTACTTGGACAGAGCTTAAGCGTGCAATCATGTATGAGTGCGGAACTGACCCTCTGACTTATAGAAACAACAGAAATGCCTTGATAACATTGGGTTGGATAAAAACTTATGCTGGAAAGAGACTGCAAATAACTGATAAAGACTTGACTGGAGATGATAGAGATTAAATATAGCCCTCGCTTCGCTCTCGCTGACCATCTCCTTGACCTCTCCTTGATATGCTTCCCGCCCATGATGTGCAACCCTTCAAGCATGCACGATGCTTGCCCTCATTACATGATGGGACAGGGCTCCGGCGACCATTTGCAAAATAGTCTAGTCGTCATCAGAGAACAAGAACATTTAAGAGGAAGTGTGGGGCTACGCCTCTTACCACACTCACCAGCAAATGCTGGCAACCTCATAAATAACCTTGTTCCCTAATGATTGCTATTGACACAAGCAGTCACCCTGACTGCTTAATTGACCATTCCAAATGGAATGGTAATAGACACACACCCCGCCCCCTGGGCGGGGTGTGATAGGGCTTGCAAATGCAAGCCCTACGGGCTTATAAGCATATCAAGGAGAGGTCATTTATAGCTAATCTGGTTGATGTTGGGTTGAGTTTATGTCCAGGCGTCCATAAATTTTTATATAAAAAAAACGGAGTTGATTAGAAATTACAAACAAAACAATAACAGAAGATGAAGTGCATAGTTGGTGTGAAGGCATTTATATGAATCATGCTACATCAAGATTGAAAGATATACTAACTGGGGAATATGATTTAAAGGAAGCCAGAGAAGATATACTTTCATTAAGACCAAAAAAAACGGAGTTGATTTGAAATGGAAATAAGATTTGAAAACACAATAACACACATTTGCTTAATAGGGATTACAAGGAGAATGAATCTTTTTTTTAATACAGACTTTGATATTATCATAGAGGGAGAATATGTATTTTTAAGAGATAACTAAACGGAGGCGAACATGAAAACAAGAGCAGAAATATTGACTAGGTCAGACTACGAGCTGACATTAAAAGAGTTGCAGAGCCAACGGGTGACCCAGTTGCTTAACCTTGAGGTTGTAGAATCAGCTATTATCGGGTACGAGCAAGCAATCGCTCAAATGCCTGAGGAGACCCCAGACGATGTCAGAATCGACCAAGAGACCGATAAACCAGTTTAAATGGGACAAATGGCAGCGTGAAGTCCTTGACCATATGGGAAATATCTCCATACGGTCAGGTCGTCAGGTAGGGAAAAGCGAGGTTATCTCAGAGAAAGCCGTGAGGCTTGCTATGGGCTACCCTGGAACTGTCACCATGATAATTGCTGCTTCCCAGCGGCAGAGCTCACTCTTATTTGAGAAAGTGAGGGCAAAATGTGACCTTATACCAGGAATTTACCAGGAAAAGCCAACATTAACCCGAATTATGCTAAGCAACGGCTCACGCATATACAGCCTTCCTGCTGGTCGTTCAGGTTATTTCATACGAGGATTTACTTTAGATTGGTTGATAGCTGACGAAGCCGCTTTCATCCCTGAGACAGTCTGGACAGCTGTTACACCTATGCTTGCAGTATCTAGGAAATTGAGGGGTTTCGGTTTCACTATTTTAATATCTACGCCATTCGGAAAAGGGGGGTATTACTACAATTCTTTTTATGATGATGACTTCAAGTCATTCCATGTTTCAAGCGAGGATTGCAACAGAATTCCAATGTCTTTTTTAAGGAAAGAGAAATTGCGAATGTCTAAGACTGAGTACGCTCAGGAATATCTAGGAGAATTTATTGATGATTACTCTCAGTTGTTCCCTACTAAATTAATTAAGGAAAGCATGACCTTTATTGATTGGAACAAGGCAGATGACGGTCTCCCTGGCTCTCATTACTATCTCGGTCTTGACCTTGCAAGGTATGGCGGCGACGAGGTCGCCTTTGTCATTGTAGAAGAAAACAAAAACAATCTGAAAGCAGTAAAGTGTATCACTCGGGAACGGGTGAGCTCTACGCATACTGTGGGGGAAACAGGAGTAATTGACGAGTTGTGGAAGTTTAGACGGATATTTACGGACTCGGGCGGCTTGGGCGGCCCTGTCCTTGACCAGTTACAGGATAAGTTAGGCACTAGGCGAGTTGTCGGATTAGACAACTCCAGCAAGGGGATAATAATCAAAGGCGAGGAGAAACGAGTAAAGATATTGAAAGAAGATTTATACTCAAATCTGTTGATGTTAATGGAGACAAAGAAAATCCAGCTAATCAGCGACCTTTCCTTGTTAAGAAGTCTCAAAAGCATAACATATGAATACACCGCTGACAAACGGCTCAAGATTACAGGCAGTTATTCACACCTGACCGAAGCCCTTGTCCGTGCTGCATGGTGTTTAAGAGAGAAAGGCTTGAATCTGTATGTCTTTTAAACTCTTAGTTTAAATCACCCTACATCATCATCGCATAGTTGGGAAGTATTATAAACTTTAAGATTAAAAAAGGTTAATATGGCAAACGCAGGACAATTTGCACAAGATGTTGATATTTTGCTTAGAGTAGGCACAAATGCAAGTGCAACTGTCAAAGCTGCTGGCTGGTTCGATAAGATTATTCTTGATTGCGAAGCCATTGTGAATTGCATGACTAGATATGACTGGAGTACAAAAGACGCTGCAACAACCTTGAATACATCTGTCAGAGGAATTTTAATTGATACTGGTGCATGCCTTGCAGCTATTGAGGGCATCGCCTGGGACATGTCCGGCTTCACTAGCAGGATTGAAGCTGAGGACATGATAAATGTATTGAGGGACACGGCATTAAGAAATATGTCAATATTACGAGACAAGAAAGTCCAACAATTTATGATTGAAGCATGATGTTCGAGCATGATTACAAAAACTATCCCGAGCTAACAAATGCTCAGATAGCAGACTTCGGTTTCAGCTCACCACACAAACAAATCACCGAAGACTTTTTCGCTGATGTCGTCAAAGTCCATGACGGCGACACAATCACGGTCACAACAGAATCCAGGGATTTCCAGTTCCCTATAAGATTATTAAACATTGATTCGCCTGAAATGAATAACGGCGGGGAGATAGCAAAAGAATGGTTACAAAACAAAATACTAGGAAAACGGGTCTTAATCCAAATAGACCCAAACCAAAGGGTCGGCAAATACGGTCGTCTATTAGGGTTAATATTACATCAAGGTCTCGATGTTGGACAAGAAGAATTACATCTTGGCTACGCAAAACCTTTCGGTCAAAAAAGGGAGGGAGAAGTCCCTGACTATCATCAGGTCTTTTTAATCAAAAAATGGGTGTAGGCAATATATTTCCAGCTGCAACGCCGTCTATAGATGACGACGGCTTCATGTCTGTTAATCCATCTAGCAATATGGCTGAAAATTCTGAGATAACAGGCACAGTCAGGTCAGGAAGTTTTTCTGAGATGTGGGATTATGACCCCGCGACATTCTGCTCTTTCAGACAAAATGGAACTGGAACATCTTACTTTACTTTTGATATGTTCAGAAAATACCGTAATATTTTGATAACAATATTTTACAATTTTTGCAAAAACAACACCACAGATCCGTCAGTCTGCACTTTACAGATAAGTGATGACGGCACAACATGGACTGATATTGACACTATAACTGGGGTTCAAGATGGATGCACGAGTGCCCATATATCCGAAAAACATGATTTCAGATATTTAAGATGGAAGATAGTCTCAACTGATGCCGCTGGAACAGTAAGCATATTCGATTTAAAACTTTCAAAGGTCGGTCAATAATGCCAACCTCTATCAGTTCCAATCATACACACAATATTAAGGCTGTCAAGGATTATCTGGGTGAAAAAGAGAACCCAAAACTATCCAAACAGAATTTAACCCTTGCCGTCTTAATTTCCATTGATAAACATTTACAAAAAATCGAGGAAAAACTATGCCAGACACAAACATAAGCTCTGCAATCGCCAGCGACCTTACAAATGCTATTACTGACTTTTCAGTAGCCGCACAAAGCACAGACGGTGCAGGCTCAACTAAAGAAACGACTTATCAAAATACAGACTGGTCTCAGGACTACGGATATTATAAAACAATCCCTGAGTTCAAGATTGCAATCGACACAAAAGCTACATGGACTGTCGGTGCTGGTTTCACAAGCGACGAAAGCACAGAATTATTATTATTATCAATCAAAGGCAACGGCAAAGATTCTTTTAACTCAATCCTGAAAAACATGATTAAGGTCAAAACAATCAGCAAAGATTCTTTCGCTGAGGTCATCAGAGACAAGGAGGGCGTTCTTGCCAACCTGAAACCTCTCGACCCCGAAAGCATGGTGATAGTCCAAAATGAGCAGGGAAGAATCAAACGCTACGAGCAAGTATCTAAGACCAAGCAGCCGAACAAACGGTTCAAGCCTGATGAGATATTTCATTTAAGCCATGAAAGGATAGCTGATGAAATCCACGGGACACGGATAATTGATTCTTTAAAATGGCTCATACTTGCAAGGAATGAAGCTATGAGCGACTGGAAACGGGTTTTGCACAGGAACATTGACCCACTCTGGATATTTCACCTTGACACCGATGACACGGCACAGATTGCAGCTTTCAAAACAAAAATGGACGCTGGCCGAGCCAACGGTGAATGTATGTATATTCCTAAAGGTGCAGTTGTTCCCGAATTGGTCACAACAGCAGCCAACGCCAGTT